GCACACCCTCAAACACCCCCGGCGCATACTCGTATACACAACGGTAACCGAGTGACAACGGGGTTTTACCCGACGCAATGCTTGCGGCGAGAAATTCGGACCAGCACATGATGTTGGTTTTCAACGTCCCATAATCATCGTTGGGGTCGAACCAACCACGTTCACCAGTAACACCACGTGCTTTCTTTTCTTCAATCTGGACTGTTCCGCCCGTACCATCACCGATCATCGTGTGATCGATAATCCACGGTTTCAGACGTAACGTTGCGATACAGGCCGGGTCTGCCAGTTCCGATGCCGGGCGATATACCGCAAAGAACTGGCCCGCATTGCCCTTGTCGACTTCCTGTGGAATGTTCTTGCCAAGGTAGTTAAATACACCGACCTTTGACACCGGGTTATCCATTACTTCAAAGAACCCGTTGATATCCCACTGCTTGACGGTATCTGACCTGTCGCCCGCAATCGCATTGAATATGCAGGCGATGACATTGGCGCTGCAACCATGCAACGGCGTTGGCAATGCATCGAGCGTGAACCAGCCTGAGCCGATATGTTCGTCATTCAATACCGGATCGAACGGTTCGACGTCAGCAAAAAACGCAGTAAAGAAACCGTCAAATACGCCGATGTTTGTCAAATCGCCCTGATGCGCGTGTTGTACTTCCTCAATTGTCTCGCGCCGTGCCGCCGCTTCCGGTGTCTCACCTTCCTCAATCGTTCCAGCTGGAAAACCCCATTCGCCATTGGGTCGTTGCAGCATCAGGATTTTACCGTTGGCATGATAGACAACGCCCGCTGCTGTCGACGCGTCGCCTGCCGTTGCATAGGCAATCGCAACGGCCTGCTTCTGTAGCTTGCCTGCCGCTTCTTCAGTTGCGACGTTCTTGCCGAATGCTTCTTTCGTACCGCTTTTATCCAATGGCATCGCAACGCCCCTTATTCGTCGTCATCGTTGAATCTGAAAATCGGCCGCATCGTACACCGGCAATATGGTGCCTGGCCGGGTATGCCTTTCTCGCCGGTATTAGGTCCGTCAAGGTGCGGCAGATTGTCGAAGCTAAATATTTTACCGTTCAATACGTCACGGTGATATTCGCGGGGGTGATTGCTACCCCCGCTATGCACCCATTCAAACTCTTTGACGCCCAACGCCTGCATACGCGCGGCGTTGATTCCGTTGTATGCCTTGCGTGTCTGGTCAAGCGCGACATTCTTTGCCCAATTCTTGACAGTCACGCCGTACTTGTCGAGTTCGGGTTTAAGGTCTGCCAGCCCCTGACCCGATTGAATCGAGCGCATCACCGCACCCTGTACATTATCCAGATACTTTTCAGGGATACGTTTGATAAGCGCTACATTCTCCGCAACGCTGGCTGTCAGCACATCGCGTAGCTGGTCGTTGAAAACGTTAGTTTTTAGAACGTACTGACCGCTCATTTCTTTAAGGCTGATATTCAACTTCTGTGCGCTATCCTTTTCCGCAGCACCGGTCATCTTCTCTGCTAACGGTTGCGCGACAGATGCGAATAGTCTGGCAAACTTGTCGCGCATCGCATTTGACAGGATACGGGCCTGACTCGCAACGCTCGCATCCATTGCCCACGCAACGCTATCGGCCGCGAACGCATCAGACAGACCCAATACTTCGCGCATGGTTTCACGAATCATGCGCTCGATGTAGTGTTGCAACGTATCGCTGTACTTCGTTGCAATCTGCCCGGCAATGAACAACGGCTTGCCACGCACCTTTTCGATAGCGAACTGTTGCGCCCAATCGGCACGTTTACCAACAACGCGTACTTGTCGATGACCCATTACTTTTCCTGCATGTAGGTCAGCAACATCCCGTGATTCTTGAACGCTTCGACAACGAGCCGTTCAATCAGCGTATCCATTGAATCGCCGGTCGGTGAGCCTTCTGTTTCGCTCACCGATACCTTACCGGGTGTGCCAAGTTGCGGGCCTTCCGGGTCAGCGAATTCGCCGCCGTTGACTGGTTCACGCTCACCCTCATCAATCGACCGAATGGTGCTGTAACCGCTGTTCTTGTCGTTGCGCAACCGTTCATTGACGTCAGAATCGCTAATTGCACCGGTCTGGATAAGCGACAGGTCTGCGCGCGCGTTAAGTTCGTTGATTTCTGCATACTCTTTCGCGGTCGGCGCATCGAGCGGCATCCAACTAATAGTCGTCTGCGCCTGACCGCGCGCGCCGAACTTCGGAATGATGTAGGCCAGTTTCGTCAACAGGTGATGACGTTCAACGAATGGTGTCAATTCGTGCATCTGCATTGATTCGAGTGTTTCGCGATATGACGATTGATCGTACTCACCTTCGCTACTAAATCCACCCGCTGCGGTGCCCATGATCTTGTTGACCGGCGCGTCACCAGCGGCACACGCTAATGCGAACTGGTTGTCGATGACTTCTGACAGGTCGGTCAGCGCCGTATCAAGCTGCTCCATTTCGTCATCACTGCCCATGATGCGCACGCCGTAGTTGTCGCGTGCGACATTCATGAACTGCATGGACTCATCAAACTTGTCCTTGTTGAGCATCATTTCTTCGATGCCCCCCATCTTGAGCGTATAGAGTCGCTTCGTCATGGCGAGCAACGGCGCTTCGTTGGCCGTGCGTTCCGCAGCGTACACGCGTTCCATGATGGCCTGTGGCACCGGGATGCCGCCGTACAGGTAAGCAGGCTTAAGGATATCGTCGGGCTGTTCCGTGCGAAAGATGCACAGATGCGTGCGGTGATACTTCTTGCCGTTGATTTGCCACCACGTGGGTTCGTAGAAATCCGGCGACGTCGTATCGCCTGCTGCGTCACCTGACAGAATGGGCGACATCCAATACGGATCGCGCATGAACCAGCCCTTGAATGAACCGGGTCGGATGCTATCCGGGTTGAACGGTTTTTCGTAAAAGTCAGGGTCGGGCGAGTCGATGATTGGCACCGCGACGCGAATGCCGAACTTGCGACCGTTGTACGCGTAGTTGAGCAGATGTTTCATCAACTTGAATTTCTTGTCGTATCGCGCGTACTCCGCAACAACGTCATCGTCAAGTTGGTCCTCACCTACCTCGTTGATGATTTCGAAACCTTGGCGAATGGCATCGCGTGCGGGCACCAGGCAGATTTTCTTGACCAGCCAGTGTTGCGCCACGATAGCGCACGCCTGCGGCCCGATATAGGTCTGAGTGGCAAACCATTGAAAGATGGCATCCGGGATATTCGGTTGCGCCAGTCCATACGCCGACTTGATGGCGTTCCATCCTTGCGAATCGTCATCGTCGCCAGTGCCTACCGGGGCGACCGGTCGCGGTGCCCATGCAAGCAGATAACGATTCCACGTATCAACGATAGATTCGGTGTTCGCGCGCGATTCGTCACTGCGTACAGTATCGCCGCGATGCGTTGAAAACATCGAGCCACCAACAGGGGTATCGACGGCGGATTGCGCTGCGGTCGCGATTGTTCGTTTTTTGAACCAGCCGAAAGCCATGATGCCCGCTCCATAAAGGAAAACGCCCTATTGTAACAATAGGGCGTTCGGGCTTACTGGTCTGGTGATATCGGCTTGATGTAGCACCGACAATTTGGATGGTCCCGTATGGGCGAATTCAGTGTTCTGGCCCGGTACATCAAACGGCGCAAATACAAGGTCAATCCCGCTGCTAGTTTTTTCCCCTCCATGTCTGTTGGTTCGTATGCGACATCCCGGTCGTCCTGCACAAGTTTGTTAGGTGCCCAACTTTTCACACTACCCCCTTTAGTAGGAGCATTGATTATACCGTAAAAACGTTAGTAACGGTCACATGTTGTTACAAAGTGACGGTCACTTTTACCGGGAATGCTGTCACAACGTGCTGGCCGGGGAATTTCGCCGCAGCGGTATTCGCCTCAGTATATGTGGCATAGACCGCGCCTTTGATGCCGTCGAGTCCCTGATTGCGCGCGACGTTCGCATAGAGCGTGAGTTCAGATGGCGCCTTCATCTTCATACGCAAATCAGACGTCGCGACCTTTTCAAGCCCATGTAGATCGCTATCTATAACTACATCATCGCCCGACATGCCGATAAATCGAGCGTCAAACCACAGCTTGCTGCCTTCGTGTCCTTTTGCAACTTCGCATTGAATTGGCGCACCATCCTTTACTTTTTGCAAATCAAATGGAAACTTCACTACAAATGGTGCGACCACCGTCGATGCAATGCCGGGCAATTCCGCCACATACCAAGAAAACGTACCGCCCGGCGACTTCTCCTGACGAAACGTTACGCCTACCTTCCCTGCCGCCTGTACACACTCCCCATGACGTTTAGAAGTGTCCTGCGCGTGTATCAACAGGTCGCGCAATGCCGTCTTGTCACGCTCACCGGTATCAATCTGTTCTTGCATCTTGTCGAAGTATGAGAACAGGCGTTTCGTCGCCTTGTCGACTTCTCCCTCTGTGTGTTTCAACCGCACATCGGTTACTGCTACGTGCGGCGTGCGACTCAAGTCGACATGTGCATAGATCGCGCGGTGCAATGACTTGAGCAATTTGCTAAGTTCAGTTTGTTTTGCCATGATTTGAATTTGTCCTAGAAACGATAGGTGAGGGTTACAACGTTTGCACCGGTCACAAGGCCGGGATTTGGGTTCCACAATTGCCGTACATTGTAGTAACGGTACGACAGACTCAACGGGCCGCGCGATACACTCGCGCCGATAACATAGCCGAATTGTACTGTCGTCTTGTGGGAAAGGTCTTGCCACTGGTCGGCAAGGTTGTACAGCGATTCGTGCCATGTCTGCCAGTAGGCCCAAACACCGGCTTCGACACCCATGCGCCATCCGTAGAGCGTATAGCCAACGTCAAGCGTGACAGGGATGCCCTGCACGTGACCATGGCCATTGAACGGGCTGAATCGTTCACCCTGGTATCCAGTGATGCTATGCGTCTGACCGTTGTATTGATCGTCAGGTACGCCCATTACACTCGCGCGTTGCTCGCCAAGGTACGCATAGTCAGCGTGATAGCGCACATCGACCGAACCACGCTGATACAGTTCACCCGTGATACCAGCAGTGATGACGGGGAACGTCAACTTCTCGCGATTGTCGGGTGAGCCGTCTTGAATCCACGTGCCGTCACCCATATCATTCGCGAGTCCGACGCCGACACCTACCTCAAACTGGAACCAGTCCTGTGCGTGAGCGCTAACAGATGCGAGCGCTACGGCTACCGCGATTGCCAACTTTTTCATTTCACACCTCACATTGGTTGATGATGGTATGAAGTATAGAACCGTTACTAACGGTTTGGCAAGTATGACCGCAAAAGAAAACGCCCCATCGGTCAGAATGGGGCGTTTGGTAGTTGCAGCGCAGTTGTTACGGTACAACCACCGATGCACATTCTACCTTAACGTCATGGTTGCGCATACGGGCTGATTCGCGTCGACGGCGAAGTTTCTCGCGCCAGTCCGATCCGTCATTGACATCAGTGTGACCGATCGTTACGCCCTTTACCTTGACATACACGTGTTGATTCGGCTTGACGTCACGACTCGTCAGCGGCGATATGCGAAGGTCCAAACCCGGCAGCACGTCGAGCCGTCTAACGACTTCCTTGACGATCAGATAGTGCGTCATTGGAACGAACACTTCGATAGACGGATTGGGGTAGAAGCATTCTACCGTCTTGCTGCAAGGTGCCTTGGCGAACTTGAGTAGGCGTGAAATGTCGGTAAGGGTCATGATTGCGCCGCCTTGAACGCGGCTTCGAGTGCCGCAAACACACCGACGTCCTGCTTGTCGAACTTGTTGCCGCCGCGAGGGATATGGAGCGGTTCACGCAGTGTGCATTGCGCCTGCGCCGCTGCGGCCTGTGATGAAAACGCGAACGCCTGCGGCCCAACGAATACACGGTGACCGTTGACGGTGACGCGAACAGGTGTAGTCATGACCAGAATCCCCCGTAATAGAGAATCGTTACGTTGACGGCAATGACGAGCATGGACACGAAGCCATTATAGGTGCCGCGCGTCGGCTTGCCATGGTTCATACCGTGCAGAAGGAATGAAAACGCCATCAGGCAAATTTCAACAATTTGGGGCCAATGAAAATGCATTATCTGCGACTCCTGATTTTTGCATCCATACGATAGTTGCCCATCGCAAACGGTTGCAGGTTTTCGATATCGACGGTGATGACAAAGCCCAACTTGTGGGCACGCGTCAACACTGCATATAGGTCGTCAGCGATCAATGCGCATTGCAACTGGACGATATTGCCGTCCTTGCAGGATTCATCGGTTGTGACGGATGGGCGCTTGTCTTGCATGGATACTCCCGGTGAGTTTATGGGACTACGCCGGGAGTATAAACTGTTACTAACGTTCATGCAAACAATGACGATTTCTTTTCCTGCGGTGCGTACAGGATCATCACCGAGTCGGCATGGTTCGGTGAGCGTGTGCCGTCTGGTGTCTTGTCTATAATCATCTGACCGGCCGTGTTGATGTCGTATGTCGGTTGTGACAGTTCTGCAACAAGCTTGGTCCGTACGTGCGGCGGTATCTGTTCACTGATGCTGATAAGTTCGTCAGGGTCAAACACCGCGCCATCCACCACGGCGCGGTGCGTCTTCTCAAAACGCATACGCAATGACCACCATGATTGCGCTTTCAGGTTCTTGAAGAAATCTTCGTTCTTGCGCGACCCGACACCACGGTCATCACCTTTGTAGACCAGTGCTGTAGGGTTGACAACGGCACCACTGCCTTTGAACTCAGTGAACTTGCGTTGCGATCCTTTGCGGTTGTCCCGACCATTGATCTGCGCCGCGTCGCCGCGTACACCAGCGCCAAGCCCGTCGCCGTCATACCGGCAGTTGTCATAGTCAAACTCATCGCAGCGTAAAAACGCCTGTTCCGTTGTCCAGAATATTGTTTTGCCCTGACCGCTCCAGGCGTCTATGTGTTGTAGCTCGATACCGTGTCGACCGGCCCATGCGTTCAGGTCAAGCCCCTCATCCGCCACATCAAGCGCCGAACGACGTTCACCTTTGATCGTGATACCGAGCTTACGCGCAGCACCGATGGCAGATTGTATCCACGCTGAAGGTATGACAACACCTTGCTTGGACGCTGAATAGTCAAGGTCAATTTCTTGCGCAACGATAAGCGGGTTAAGGTTCTCTTTCTGCTTTTCATACCATGCCTCATCCTTGCGCGGATCGTCACGCCATTGGAAGGTGAATACACGATGTTCGGGCCAACTGTGACGCTTCTCTGCGAACGGGTTGTCAAAGCCATTGACTGAACTGATATCAATCAGGCAATTCGTGTTCTGTGATAAAGCAGCATCGCTCAGTTGGGGCCGTTCAATAAACGCCGCTTCGTCACGGCAATAAATGGATGCGCGACCGCCCCGGCCAATGTTGTCGCCTGCTTCACCACGGATCACTGCGCCAGTTGACGGTATCGTGATGAGCATCGACTTATCACAGTCCCGCCCACCCATGACCCAACCGCCCCGGAACTCAAATGGCAGCAATGACAGGAACATGCGAATTTTGAAAAATAAACAGTCAGGGTCACCGGCACGATCAACAAGGATTTCCTTGCGTGATCCGAATCCGCCTGTGAATCCTTCGTTAGTAACGGCCAGTGCGGTGAATAGTGACACCATCATCCATGACAGGCCCATATCGCGCGACTTGTCACTTACTGCAAATTCTTTGGCTTTCCAACGCTCGATGACCCATTGCAGAAACTCACGTTGGCGTGGAAACAGGATCAACGGCAGCATTGCAGGGTACTGTGAGCCAACATTACGCGGGTCATACGTACATCCCCAATCTTCGATCAGGTCGATTGGATTGTGACGATAATGCGTCAGGACCGCTTTAAGCAATGCCGGATCAGCGCGTAGCTGATGGAGCTTGTCAACGCGCCATTGAAAGATACGGGAGTAATCGGGGGCACGGAAGTCGTGCGCGTAGGGGTAGGGCATGAAAAAGGGCCATAGTTATGAGCTATGGCCCTAGTGTAACGTCGGTGACGGTTTGAGCTAGCTATACAACTCGTCAATGGTATCGCGCGCTACGTTCCGGCGCAGACCATCAGTTACACGAACGATAAGTACTGTCGAGCCCTGCACGCTGTCGATAATCCACGAATCAAGCGTATCGCGTTCAAGAATGGGCGTGTCGGGTCGGATAGGGATACGGATATCGGTCAACATCACATTTCACGCAAAATCGTCAAAAGCGTATCGCGTTCGAATTGCCACGCTGCCGACCGCGCTGCCGACCACGCCGACCGCGCTGCCGACCACGCTGACTCCGCTGCCGACCACGCCGACCACGCCGACCACGCTGCCGACTCCGCTGCCGACCGCGCTGCCGACTCCGCTGCCGACTCCGCTGCCGACTCCGCTGCCGACCGCGCCGACTGCGCTGCCGACCGCGCTGCCGACCACGCCGACCGCGCTGCCGACCGCGCTGCCGACTCCGCTGCCGACTCCGCTGCCGACTGCGCCGACTGCGCCGACCACGCCGACTGCGCCGACCACGCCGACTCCGCTGCCGACCACGCCGACCGCGCTGCCGACTCCGCTGCCGACCACGCCGTCATTTCATCGGTAGCTGTTCCGGCTAGTTGAGACTCACAGTAGTCGATAACACCTTGCAACGCATTACTAACCTGTTCTGCATAGGGTTCGCTATTATGTTTCAGACGCTCGATCTGCACTTTATGGCGAGCAATCGCCAAGTGCCATTTAACCGGCTCCAAGTCCTTGCCGATCTGGACCGCATCTAACAAGTCGGTACCAAACTGTGCCGCTTCTGACTTCGGAACGCCTTCAAAAATTACATCGGCAAGACGCGCCAGCCATTCCGGCCAGCCAAGTTCAACAGGAAAGCGCGAATGATCGTACTTGTTGAGAGTACAACCGACGAAGCATCCACGACTGTTGTCATACCCGGTACCCTGAATGACATCGTCAGCCTTGCGATGCGCTTCGAAACGGGCCTGATACTTCAGTTTTATTGCCGGATCGTTATGATACGAAAGCATATTTTTCACCTATGAAGAAAAAGTCCCGTCCTGCGGGGCGGTGGGTTACTTAAATCCACGTTCAATATCGTTGCGGGACTTTATGCGCACCATCTGATTTTTGATGGTCTCAATGTCCATTGCTGCATCTTGCAAACGTGCCAATAAAACAGAAAATTCCCTGTCTTCCCCGAATGCTTCTACTGCTAAGTGGATGGCGTGTAAACTTTGTCTATGCGCATGTTCGATAGCGTTTATCGCTGCTGTTTCGTTCCGTTCTTGCATTTCAGTCACCTGCTTGTTGTGTGAAAGTGTGACAAGTATAAAACCATTACTTTCGCACCGTCAACAACTATTTGACGAACGAGCGCAACCACGCTGTTATGGCGTCGACGGTGGCTTTGGGAACAACAAACGTTCCGCCATCGAGCCATACGGTACGTTTGCGCGGGCGATGCTTCAGATACCTAACCTTCATCATCAATGTATCCAAAGATTTCGACACGCACCTTGCACATCGGGTTGCGGAACGCGAACGACCGTGCATGACACACGGCGCTAACCTTTTTCCAACTGGCCCGACCGTTCAGTATCAGCGTGCGGGTCGAACCGTCAGGCTCCGTCACACGGATGCGCCAGTCAGCATCTTCACCGATGGTCAGGTTCATCATGTTCTACCCTCATCAGGGTCACGAAAGCCCAATGCGACGACAGCTTGACGGGCTCTAGTTTCGAGCAGTTCGATACGGTCATCCTTGACTTTCAGGTCGCGCCGTCGCTGTGCCTCAAGCTCTTTGTTCGCGGCACGCGCCGCGAACAGTTCATTGCCCAGGCGCTCAATATCGCGGCGGGCGTCTTCGTATTTGACGAAATCACCATCCGCGCACATGTCAAGCGCACCCGGCGAAACGTTATACCGGATCATGGTCATCCCCGCACGGCCAGTTGATATCAAGCACACGCGGATCGACTTCAGGCGGCATCATGTGATAGCGCAGCGCGACCCAACCAACCGTCAACGACGCAATCAGCATCATTGCCACCATTACGTACAGAAATGCTGTCATATCGTTCTCCATATAGTCAACGGTGGCAAGTATGAACCGTAAGTAACGGTTTGACAAGCACAAACAAAACGCCCCATGTGGTTAGCATGGGGCGTTCCTTCCAACAATGCGAACTAGCTATGCGAGCCTTCGAAACCTTTTTACTGCTCCGTGCTTGCCGGGCCGTTCTGAGACACAGCAGGCGCATCGGTCTTGACTGCCGCCTGTGCACCTGTCGACGCTGCGGCGGTCGGCGTATCCGACTTTTCGAACATCGCTTCGAAATGCGACACGCCCGCTTCGATGTTGTCTTTCAGCCAGGTCGCATCTTTTTCGAGCAACGCCAGAATACGCGTCACCAGCGATTCATGTTCGGCCGGAACGACGACCGATACCGTTGCAGCAGCGCCAGCGGCCGGGGCATCATCGGTGAACGAATGTTTCGTCAACAGGAGCATTGCAAGAATCGACTTCTTCATGATAGGGATATCCTTTCGAAAGGTTTGGATCGTTACTAACGTTACAGCAGAGCGGAGTGTATCACAACAGATGCCCAAACGCGTCGTCAATCTTAACCGCGTCATCCACTACACGTGCATCAGGCCAAAGACGTTGAACCATCTGACGCACGACGCGAGCGTATGAATCTTCGCCGCGCTGTTCACACCCTTGCGCTATATGCAAAAGCGTGACTTTCTCAACTGCGGTGATTGGGAACTGTTGCATGGTGTATCCCTAACGGTAACTTGACCTGTTTGCGAAGACGACGCATGTACATGTAGCGTGGAATGATCGTCGCCGCTTCGCTGAAATCGCTAGAACGAAACAACTTGCCGTCCATTTCCTCACCCGGAAACCATGCGGCGATCCACCCATTTGCAACACTCATTGCCATCCGTAGCTTAAATGTCTGCATTGCGACGTACCTCATCAACGATACTGAAACAAACCGGATAGTGCGCCAAACCCTTGACCAATCGCATCAAGCGCACCGCAATGTGAAATTGCATAAGATTGCCTGATACGTACGATCTTGGATGATTAGGCCCATCCTCCTTATGCCAGAATCTAAAGCGATAGCGGCACGTATCATCCATTTCGCGCGTCATTGTGATGTCGCCAGTTTCGTCAAATTCACATCCGGCAGTACATTGTTCGTATTCTGCCGCACATTCAGCACTATGCGGTGTCGTACCGTCTGATGTGCAGTTAATTCCTTTGCAAGTTTCCATGATGGGGGTGTGCTCCGTTACGACGCGGTTGCTGCGGTGAGCGCCGCTTGCGTCTTGGCGTGCGCTTCCTTCTCTGCGGTCAGTTGTTCCGTCAGTTCGTCAATCTTTGTGTTCATCAACGCAACCGTGCCTGCACCTTCGTTATTCGCCTGAGTCAACGCTTCGTTCTGCTCCGTCAGTTCCGCCTGCTTTGCAATGGCCGTCTTGAGTGACTGTTGCAATGTGGTGACGTCGGCCGGTGCGGATGCAACACCGGCGAGCGCCGCGAACTCTTTGGCTTGCGAATGTGCGGTTGACGGTCCTGCGATGTTTGTAGGCTTGCCCATATCGGTCAATCTCCAGGTGTTAGACGCCATCGCGTCATGGGGTCGAAATACTTCTTGTCAAACCGTTACTAACGGTCTACAAAGGAACTGTACGGCAAATGCCGTGCCAATTCAACCGACATTTTAACAGGTGACCAAGATGAACAAGACACACATTCGCGCATATACCAAGGCGCTTGTAGAAGCAGCGATGCACAAACAGACCGCACTCGAAATAGAGCTATCAGTCGGTCTGGCCGTTATGTACGACAGTGAGCCGTCACGCAGGTTAGGGCGCGAAACACTGTTGACGATTTATAACGGCGCAGGCTGGCAGTGCAGCAAGCCCGGTACGCTCGACTGGCGCGCAGTCAACCGGCGCATTACCGCAGCTATCGCGCTGTACGACACACACATGAACGGCGACGTTGCGGAACTGGCCCAAACCGTAAAGGCGGCAGACCTGGTGAGCGCACTGCGCCCGGCCGTTGCGGCACTCAAGGTCAAGTCAGTCAATGAGGTACTGCTGGCATGCGACAAGGTGCGCGCGCCGCGCAAGGGTGGATCGTCACATGGTGAAGGTCAGCGACTCGAAGCAGGACACTTGCACCTGACCATTCCAGCCAGTGCGACGCGTGAAGACATGCTGGCGATGGCAACGCAACTGATGGAACTGGCGATGTCGAAGTTTGAACAGCCAGAAGCGGCGCAACCTGAGAGTCAGGAAGCATTGACAGGTGAGCCAGCATAAAAAATGGGCCGCGTGAGTGCGCGGCCCGAAGCCCCCATCATGGCATACTGCCCCGCCTATTATGCCGCATGAGGGTGTTGAGCATCCTACGCCGCCAGTTGGACCGCCCATTGCGTAACATCCGGTCAATGACGATAGTCGCGTTACTGGCGGCGTTCACTTCTTCGACGTCAAGCACACCTCGCCTGATGCTGATGGTCAAATCCTCGACGTCACACACGTACGCGAACCGTACCCATGCTGTGCGCTCGATAGTTCGTTGCGGTCCTGTGCCCTTGCTCATATCGACCCCTTCATCAGTTCCTGATACTGTCGTGACGCCTCAAGCGGATCAACCGATACCACTGTAACCTGTTGCGCGCCCTGTGCGTTGATGCCGACCTGATTCGTTACCTGCACTGCTGGGGCGTCCTTGGCGATGTTGAACTCTTTGGCAAGCAGCGATAGCGCGTGTGCCTGGTCGCGCTGCTTTATCTCGATGCCGTCTTTCGTCACCTTCACACCAGCGAACAGACGCTTCGCTGCGCCCCGCAATTTACGGGTGTCCTTGAATATCGTTTTCACATGACCTTCGCCCAGGCACTTAGGGCATTCCGGGTTAGGTGAACCAGTCACATCGAACCCATACCCGCCGACGTCGACCGGTAGCGGATCAAGTTCTAATGGCCCCTGCGTCATACCAATGTCACGGTTCTTTTCCCACTCGCTCTGCTTACGCGCGTTCCGGTCTATCGCCTCTGCCAGCGCAAAGCCGAACTCCGCGTCGTTTTTCCACTGATAGTGATATCCCATGCCCCAACAGTGACGGCAGCAACGAACCTGCACTTCTGACAGTTGGCTTGCATCGGCCGTTGCGATTTCAGTGATAAGGGCCAGAACACCAGCACGATCAATTGTTGCAACTGACACGGTTGCTTCGCGGGCATCTTGAACCCTCTGTTTTATCTCTGGCTTTTGCATCAACGTCCACGCGTTGTTGCTGATAGTTGATGTGAGCATGCGCCCAACGTCATATGCACGCCGATACGCTTCGGTGGCATTCCCCGTTTCGAGATATGCCAACACGAATGCATCCTGTTTTGGTGTCAATTTCATAGTTGATAAGCATTCTCAGAACACAGAACGTTCCAGAACAGGTTTGGCCTAAAGTCTATATCCATACCTAATATACCTCTAATACCACTTTAATACCACTTTTTGACTAGCTCTTTTTACACAGACTGTTCTGGTGTGTTCTGTGTTCTGGCGCATCATTTACAACAACGCCTGCAACGTCTGATAACCGAACCCTTTTGAATACGGTCGATACGTTGCAAACGCTTTTGCGGTGTTTTCTTTGCATATGACCCCCGGCAACAACCATTGAACAACATTACGAACGATCCATACGCGCTGCTTGTTGCCGTTTTCGTCATACACGGGCAATTCGACCTGATGCATACCAGCATCATCAAGCGCATGCCGCATGGAAGATGACAAACGTTTGACGCCAGAAACATCGCCATCATTCATGACGCTCAACAGGTCAGAAACGGTGATGAAATCACAAGGCCAATGGGAAGCGATCATGCTGGCAAGCTTCTGAAACTCCGACTTCGAAGCAGCAATAGCGCGGCGCTTGGCTTCAGTTACGGGCGGTCGCGCACCGGGATTGAACCGCGACAAGTCTCGAGTCCGCAACCATGCGCCAAGCGAATCGATAAACGCGGGTTGGTCAAGCAGACCATACAGATAGACATAGATGTGTTCTGCACGTGGTGCAGCAGACAGGTGAACCACATCCCATCGTCTGTCGGCATCGTCCATTGGCACGGCGTTCTTGTGATTGGAGTACAGCAACCAGCGGCACGCGTTGTGTTCAATGTACTCACGCCCGTACTTGGGTTTGATATAGCGTGTTTCCTCCGTGAGCATGTTGCGAATCTTGCCTTCCATCATGTACGCGTCTTCACGCGCACCGGCACGGATTTCATCAACGATGGCAATCACACGCCCTGCCAGCGCCCCATTGAATCCACCGTTGATGAGTGCGTCCATGTCGACGCTAGGCGCAACATATCCGCGCCAAAGACGACTGATGACCGATGCGACCCAATTACGGCCAGTACCGTAGTGGTCGGCGATATGCAACCATCCAAAATGCGGCAACACGCCGGGTTGTTGCTCGATGTGCGCCAGCCAGTCAAGGAAGCGTTCAGTTGCATCGCCAAACAGGTATTGCACCTGTTCAATGAACGGCCCGATGTCGACGCTATATGCGCCACGTTCGACAGGTCTCCACATGTTCAACGCGCTGCGTCCATTCGGGTCGGCAGTGATGATGTTGCCGCCAGCATGAAAGGTGCGCGTCTGCACCATCTTGCGCGTTGGGTGCCGCAACCATTCCCGCGTGTGCTCGATGGTGCGACCATCCGCGGTCAGGCTGTTGGACGCTGCCATGGTATTACGGAAGTCGGCAAGTGCGAAGTTCATGTAACGGTCATACACGTTGCCGACCTGTGAGCCGTCGCTGATAAATACGAACTGCTCAATCATCTGACCGATGCTCATCACTGGCGCAAGCAGAATGGTTTCTTCAGGCAGGTTCAGTGCGATGTTGGTCTGTCGCGTCAACTCGCGTAGATCGGCGTTCGGCCGTGCGCTACGCATCGCCACCATCTTGCGGCACTCATCGATCTTGAGCCGGTGCCCATGGTTGGCAAGCGTCGTCTGTACATGACCGGCCAGCAATTCACGCAACGTTGGGTCGATGCGCTGATCGAGCGCTGCCTCACTTGCAACCGCACGTACCGCATGCACATCACCGGCTGCACTGATGCGGTCATAGTATTCGTCATATGCGGCAGCAGCATCAGCAACAACGTCGGCGTTCAATGACGTCGCGCGCTGGAACATGACTTTCGTCGTCATTGCACATGCACGCTCGATATCCCATTGCATGTAAGTGCGTTGCGCGTCATGCTGCTCATACGCCTTGCCGCGCCGGAACGCCGCACGTGACATCAGCCGCTCTATACGTTCGCAATCCTTGCCGGTCCAGTAAGCAAACCGTGTAGCAAGCGCGAACGCGGCGTTACTGTGGTCGAAGGTGTCGTTGTCGGCAGGATAAGCCTGAGATAGAACGGCAACGTTTGCATTGAACAGGTCGGCATTTGAAGCAATCGCATTACTGCTAATGGCAGGCGCTTCGGGAGAAAGATGGGCAAACGCTTCGCTTGCACTACGCGGTGCCGGTGCGGACAAAAACTGACGTAACAGTTCTTCATCATCGGCGGGTCCGTTCCATTCAGGTATGGGTGCTGTTGTCCATGTGAGCGGCATCGCGCCAGCACCGGGGGTTATGGGGAATTTGTCCGTAATGAACTGGTTGAGCGTCGCGCCAAAGTCGTACACGTTGCCAACGGCACCGCGACCAGTGAGCGCAATGAAGCGGCCGGTACGGTAGCATTCGAACTTCCCACGCTTGCGGCCGGTGAATCCGTGCGGCGTTGTGCCAGCCACAAACAGATGCATACCGGTACCTGACTGTGATGCCTCAAATGCCGCACCGGGGAACCGGCTGAACGCATCGAGCGCATCGGCATCCCACGCACCATCAGTCACGCATCCATCAACGTCGATGAATACGAACGGGTCGGCGTCGGTTACAACGAACGCTACGCCCATTCCGCTTGTGCGCGCCGATGCCAGCGCAGTCTCTGCGTCGCACCAGCTTGTCGGGTCTGTGCTGCTGCCCTGATAGCCTGCGATGCTATACGGCATCTTGCGGGGCTTGCCGCCAGATGGGTCAGCCTGCAATTGCCACAACATGAACTGCCGGTACTGCGTCAGGGGCTTGAACGGGCCGTCAAGCGCGGCCCTTAATGCTGCATAGTCGTGCATGGTTTATTGCCCGGCAGAAGATTAACGAACACCCTTGACGCCATGCTTTTCAGCCAGTGCAACGATGGCGAACCGGTAGATGTCAGCAGTGTTAAGGCGAATACCGGTGGCCTTTTCGGTCGCTTCATGAACCTTGGAATAGTTCTGCTTGTCGTCCTCATCAAGACGGACGGATACAAAGTTTGGGGGAATGATAGCGGGCATGTAGATAGCTCCAATGTGTGTAAATGTGTGGACGTCACACAAGGCAGGAGCTTATCACAAAGAGAAAGGCCCGCGTGGCGCGGGCCTTATGTCAGTCCAGAAATATCAGCCATATGCCGACGAATATTAGTGTCAACCACCAATCGCCGTACAGTGCAGCAATGATTGCGAAAAGTAGCATGAACATGTCAGGGTTCCAGAATGGCAATAAGGTTAGCGATACCATGCACGCCGGGTTGGCACGGGTGTCTGATCCATGGACGCGCACCGCCGCTCACTCCCGGCACATATCCATGCAGTGCATGCGTTAGTATAAATTCGACGTCATGACATGCAGATGCGGGATAGTCGAACTCTTTGGCCTGCCCGCAATAGCTGCATTTATAGATGAGCTTCATTGCTCGAAGTCCTTTCGCAGCATTTCGAGCATCACATGCTCACGCTTGCGAAAGAAGTCCTCAAGTTCATTCGCATCAGTAGCCGACACAATGAATACATGTGCAAGCGCTGGGGCGTTACCGTCAGCATCTTCATTACCTGAATCGCACGCGAGCACAAAGCTAGTTGCCTTGTGGTAACGCATATGTACATTCGCCGCAGTGGTGAACATGTCGAGCATTAAATCTTTCTTTAGCATTGAAGGTTTCATTCGTCATCACCGTTATAAGGTAGCGGGTCGGCAAGGTCATACGGCATGCGCTTAAGATGTTCCATATCACCTGCCAGCCCCTGCCATGCGACGATGCTGCCAGCGTGGAAAAGGACCGGGCCGTTGCGCCACACATCACCATCCCATGTCACCTTGACCTTGCTCCATTGACCGTTGCTGTAGCGCACGCGGTACGCCCCCACACGCCACGGTTTATGTTCCGGGTAACCGTACTCCTGTGACAGCTTTGCCATCTGTGCGCCGGGTACTGTCAGGCGTATTTCGTTCTTGCCATTCACTTCATGCACCGCGCCACACATCGTACACCGCTGCTTTTGCGGACCGTTGGACCGGATATAAGTATGGAAAAATATCGATACTTTCATCGGTTCCTGACACGTGAGGCAATTATAGTTTTTCATCGATACTTCTCCGCAGTGAATAGTTCCAGCAGTTTGAAAACGTCGACATCGCCCGGTTTCATTTCGCGCAGGATATCGCACGCGCGTTCCAGACCGGCGCGTCGACCCATACCGAACCCGGCTTCGTATGCAGCGTCGAGACCCTTGGTGATATGGTCCGGTCGCTGTGACGGCAGAAAGTCACGCTTCGGGATAGGGGGCGATTGCTTCGTCATAGTAGGTCACGAATGCGTTGATGATGGAATGACGCAGCGCATAGGCCGTGTCGTGGTGTTCGACGTTAAACCACTTGCTTGCGCCGATCTGCACGCGCACGTCAATGTTGCTAAAGACGGTACGAACGACAAGTGGCGCGCGACCCCATTTGTACGGGTGCTCTTTGTCGTTCGGGTCATAACGGTACAACACGAACCCATGAATACGCGCCACACCGACCAGTTCCAGGCAGTGCATGGTGATATTGTCCGGGTCAAACAGATAACGGTCAGAGTCCTTGAACTGTACGAACAGTGCGTCACCATCAAGATTCATCGATACGACGGCACCGACTGCAAGCGCCGCCTTTATGGCACGTTGCATCGAGCCGTGAGATGGCAATGCGCGCGCGATACGTTTAGTTTCCATTTGGCGGTTTTCCTGAAGCCAGATAATCGAGCGACACGCCAAGTGCACGCGCAACGTCGATGAATGTGAACATGTTTACGCCTTTGCCGCGTTCCATGTTGTAAATGGTACCTTCGTTGACCTTGACGCGCCGGGCTAGTTCGACTTTTTCAATGCTGGCCTGCACGCGTAGGCGTCGCACACGCTGGCCGATAGATTCATTACTCATGGGGGAGTTTTGCATGTTGACCGTCATACCACGAATAGGGCGGTCGTTGATTGAACGGTGCCAGTTTCCACGCGGTGAATCCGGGGCCGTTGTGACGACGATGACGTACGAACCATATACCGTCATCGCGCATTGCGGCCTGCTTGCGCACCGGATTGCCCATATTGAAAATTGGCACCGTCATGATTAGCGCGGTCGACCGCGCAACGGAACGGGTTGGCGCTCGAAGTACCGTACACGCGCCACCAGCCGCAACCGCGTGTCATGGTCGACGGTCTGGTATGCCTGTGCGCGGTTGAACCGTATCAGCGCGTCCTTGACTTCAGGCAATGTCAACAGGTGTTCAATCTCTGCGTCAGTCAGGATAGGAGTCACTGTACTTGCTCCACAGGCAGGATGCTCACGCCGCGTACACCGGCCAGATTGCGGCGCACATACTTAAGAGCACTAGCGCGATCAGGAAAGCCAAGATACTCACCTTCCGGCGCATCGATACGAAACCTGCCGGGTTGGGCCTTCTTGACACCCATCGCACCGAATACGCGACGCTGTTGTTCCCGAATCACATCATCAAGTGTCTGTTCGACATCAATGAATGCAATTCCCACGCTATTCATGTTGATAGGTTGTTGCTGTGCGGTATATGTCAGAGGCAACTCACGAGCACATACCGGCAACTCCGGCGATTTGCTACCGGCAGCGACCAACAGCCTCACTACGGATGGTCGGGTTTGATCGTTAAACGCCGCCACTTCCGCGTCACGCAACGCATCCATATATTTCCGCATAGCGTTCAACGCGGCCGGATAACCGCCGACGTTCGCGACGAATGTGTCGAATTGAGCGGCAGGATATGACACGACGTAACGGCGGTCAAGCGGGCTGATGGTAAAGCCGTTCGCAGCGGCAAAGTCTTTGGCTTCTTGTGCAGGGGTAGTCATGATGGTATGTCCTTACTGTTTGGCGAGTTTATCGCGCAGGTTGCAGAATGCCTGTGTGTCCGAGTCATCACCGTGACCGCCCCGACATTCCAGGTCGAGCCACTTATAAAGCTTGTCGATGCGTGGATCACGACCTTGTACACCGTTGTACGACTCGTTAGGGTTGGTTGTCATGACATCGTAATAGCGGACACCATCCACGTCAGTGACCGTCTTGATGGTTGCCGCACTTGCCGGTTGCATGTTATACAACCACACTGCCAGCACTGCAAACAGGATCACGCCGCGATGTTTGTCCATCCGGTACGCAAATGCGAACAAGGCGACGATCAGCATGACCGCAACCAGTACCACAAGGGTAAGTAACATTTTAAGCTCCATTAGGGTTGACAACGGAACAGAGTATAAAACCGTTACTTCCATCTATGCAAGCAGAAAATGAAAAGGGACGCTTCGAGCGTCCCTTGTGGTCCATGCGCAACGCCCGGTCAGTGTCTTACAAGCCGGTCGATTTCGGCGCGTAACGTTTTCTTGAGCGGTTTGGGCAGTTCGTAATGTTCGCTCGCTTCCGCTAGTGTTTTCGCGTCATTCTCCGCAACCGCATGTTCCAACACGGCAAAGCGCAGACCTTCACGGCCCCCAAAGTACCGGTTCAGCAGACCATCACTCACGCCGGTTTCACGGGCCACGGCGGCACGCGTCACCTTGCGGATGCCTTTGGTGCGGGCGATCTTGTAACCGACCAATGTCAGTTGTGCGGTGCGCTCATTAGCGCTCATACGTTCGTTTGCCATGCTCGATTCACTCCATTAGTTACGGTTTGGTGTTGCAGATATTACAGGGTTCCGGGGCCGGTGGCAAATGCAGCGTCGCAACCGTCAGCTATCGCCAGATTGAGAAAGTTAAGCTGCGCTGCCTCATGCCTGTCGTTTGGGCTGAACGTCCATCCTTCATGCTTTATCTCACGCATGGTGCACAGTCCGAACGTCATGCCCACATGTTGCGGTTCGATCAGTTTGGGTCGCCAGCCAATAAGGTCGGGTGACTTCAGAACTTCGTTGGCCTGTTTGGATTCATTAGCAAGCCCATATCGCACGACACGCCCATCATCGTCCTTGAATGCACCGCTGTTGTTGCGGAACAGACGTACGCACTTATTGGCCGCTTCGATGCGTACAAGGGATTGCTGGCGAGATTCGCTACCGGGAGGGTCGTCACTGAGTTTAGGCGCGTCCATTTGATGCAAACCCATCAGTAATTTAAGGGCGTCTACAGCACGGCTATCGACGCCCCATGCACGCGCCCATTCGTCAATTGTTCGCATCTTCAAGCTCCAGTTGACGTTTGCGTGCACGCTTCTCCGCGATACGTGATTCATAACTGTTGAATTTGCCATCGCGTTGATGCTTGCGTCGCTCATATCGCGACTGTTTGACAAATGATGGTTGCATTTGCGGCGTCACGGGCAAATCATCGATGCCAAGCTTGCGCAACTGTGCATCGAGCGGCAACAGTTGCTCACGTATCTCATTGAACCGGCGCGGTCCGATACGTGGCTGATTGAGCGAATGCACTAGCGTCTTGCGTAGTTGCATCAGGTGTTTGATAACCTGTTCGCGACCGATTACAGGTGTTACTTTCTCATCCATGTCACGCCTCAATTTCGTTAGTTACGGTCAGGTTTGCAGGCACCACGATACCACGATCAACAAGACTTGCGACGATTCGTTCGCGTAATGCATACGCTTCAGAACGTCCTAACGTCATTGCCGCATTATGGTCGATATTGAATGCGAACCAGAACCGACGATACGCTACACGTGCGTCAAGGTCACCATAGGTTGAATACCAATAGATCATCGTCTCACGCAACCGGTGCTGCGCGGCCTGCCGGTTCATGTGCGACTTGATGACTGCTACACGCGGTACGCCTGCTGGCACGTATACAGCGGTTGCCGGTACATCAATGCGTTCCATTTCCTGCCGGTATTGCGCCAGCAACGCCGGGTCAATTTCAGTAATGTCACCATCGACCTGTGCAGGACCACCGCGTGCGGCCGGTGGCGGGGCTTCCGTTCCGCAGTAAGGGCAACAGTGATAGATGCGTTCATAGGGGAAGGCACATTCGGGGTTGAGACATACGCGCATCGGTATGCCATCGTCGACCGCTGCCTTGCGTTTGGTGCCCGCATCGGTAGTCCACACGCGGGGTTTGTCAGGCGGACCTTTGTGAAAATAGAAGTTGCCAACGTGGTCGAAAATATACGCAAATGGCTTGCCGCTATCCTTGATGAATTGCAGGCGTTGCATCACAGTGTAGCTATCCCATGCACCTGCAAGTATTTGTGAAATCATCAAGCGAAGTGCACGACCCCACATTTGGGAATACAGGCTAAACGATGCGGTCATGCGTGCGAACGACACGCATTCGATAGCGGGTAGGTCAAACCCTTCGCCAAACAGGTCGACGTTGATCAGTTGCCATAGCTCACGGTTGCGGAACATACGAAGCGTCTTGCGTCGGTGCCCCTCATCGTCTTCGCCTGTGAGCATCGCGGCGGGTATGCCCTTGGAGATAAACTCCGCAGTGATCTTGCGCGCTTCCTCGATGTCCTGCGCGAACGTCACACCAAGCTTGCCGCGCGCGTATTTGATATAGGTATCGACTACACTGCCGACAAGCTTTTTGGACTGATGGACGGCTTCACGCGCCTGGTCCTGATTGAATTCGCCGTTGGCGCTAACTTCGATTCCATCAGTTGCAAGGTCATCTGGCTTGATGCAATAGACCTTATAGTCGGTCAGGTAGCCGTCGTTGATAAGTTGGCGCATTGGTGGCCCCTCAACCAGTGCATCGGCAATACCATGGGCATGACTGCCAAGCCCTTTGCGGTCGGCACGAATGGGCGTTGCGGTCGGCAACAGAAAGCGGGCATTGGGGAATAGTTCGGCCGCGCGACCCCATTTGTTTTCTTTCAATACATGGTGGCCTTCGTCTATATGTACCATGCCAACCGAACCGGGCCATTGTCCAAGATCACGCTTGGTGATGGTGTCGACCGATGCAACGCGCCACGGCGAACGGGCGTTGTAGAATGTGCGCCCGAATTCCTCAACATGGGCCGCGACGATGCTTTTGATAACCTTGTCTGACGCAATCAGGCCGTGAGGTACTTCCTCACGCGCCAGTTGAATCGACATCTGCCCTAACAGTTCGCCCCGGTGCGCGATGCTGCAACCGGCCGGAAACTGATGGTTCCACGGGGTTGCGATATGATCCTTGGCGAATGACCCCATAATTACCGTCTTGCCGCCACCGGTCGCCAGTTGCATCATGACGGCGCGTTTGCCGCCTAGGTACGCGCCGTTGACGTCATCTTTCAAACGTTGTTGAAATCCCCGCAAGTTTGACAAATCGTTCTCCGCTAGTTGCAAACCGTTAGTAACGGTGTATTATACGGTTCCTGTAGCACCCCATCAACACAATTGAGGTTAGCAAAATGCCATATCTCGTATTTCAGTTCCCGACCGACATTAACGCGGCGGACGCAATCCACGCTGTTGCGAATCACTTTGCGGTTGGCGTGAGCATCCTTGGTCAACCGGCCAACGTTCCGCAGCATATCAAACAGGCCGTTGAACGTATCGGCGCGGCCGACAGCCCCGACGCTGGCACAGAGCAAAGCCCGGCTATTGCGTTCGGCAGTCTGTTGAATAGCGCGGCAGCGGGAAACGGGATTGCGGCGTCTGCTCAGTCTTCTGCGGATGCCGCAACGTCACAGACTGCCCACGCGGCGCAGACGGATACTTCTCAAACATCGGCGCTCGCGTCATCCATCCCTGCACTGCCGCCCGGCGCTACGGTGACTGCCCCAACGCCACCGGCAAATGCGGCCCCTTCGAACCCTGCAAGCGTCGAGTTTGATTCGAGCGGACTGGCGTGGGATGAGCGTATCCACAGCGGCAACAGGACGAAAACGCCGGGCGGCGAGTGGCGCTCGCGCAAGGGTGTCGACAAGAATCTCATCAAGTCGGTCGAACTGGAATTGCGCGCACGGTATGGCGCGGGAAACGCCTCGGTCGCACACGCGAGCGGCGCAACTGTCGGTACTGCGGATACCCTTGCTTCTGCTTCGCTTGACCCCATCAGCAAGAAGCAGGCGGCACTTGCGTACGCCAAGACACAAGCGCTCCGCGTTGCCGGGCCGCAGCAGATTGACGACCCGATGCTTGAAGGCATTATGTCTGGAACCGTCAAATCATATTCGGTGTCACCGGGGCAAGGTGAATGGCTCACCATCTATTACGCGAAGTTCCAGGCGGCATATAAGGAATTCATGGACGCCCCAAACGGTGTGCCCGGCGCACACGTTGCGAGCGCATCACCGCAGACGACTGGCAGCGCTCCCGTAGCGCCAGCGGGAATGGCGAGCAACACGGATGTATACCTGACAGCGGCGGTTGGTACGCTTGCCCCTGTGCCGAATGCCCCGCAAGGCGAGCTAGACGCAACTGGTTTGCCTTGGGATGAACGCATTAATGTACCCGCGAAGATAAAGGACGCGAACGGCGTCTGGTTGCAACGCTTCGACGTGCCGGGCGAAACTAAATTGCTGGTCATGGCGGAACTGCGTAAGGCGCTTGAGGGAAACGTACAGGCGTCTGGTTCGCCCAATGGGGCCGCTGGTATTACACCGCCTGTGCTGGTAACAGCCGAACAGGCGGTGGCCGACTTCCCCAAGTTGATGCAATGGGTAGTTGCTAACCAGCAAGCCAAGCGCATCAGCATTACGGATGCGTCCGACGCGGCGCGTGATGTTGGCTTTGTGGATGCTGGCGGTAACGGTCAACTGGCGCTGATGCGCGAACACACCGCAGCTTTCCCGTACGTCGTGCAAATCCTGCAAGCGAAAGGGGCAATCTGATGGCCGACGCGAGTCCATACGCCTTGCGGTTGTCGCATGCCGCGTCGTGGGTTCGCTGCGCCGCATTCTCACGCATGAACCGTACGCCACAAGCGGTGATCATAGAGAATGCGGCGGACCACACGGTGCGTGAAGAAGGGACCGCGATGCACGAAGCGGCGCATTGGATGTTCATGGGTCTTGAGGTATCGGGCGGCGCTAAGATGTCGAACGGTGTTGTGCTTGACGATGAAATGGTCGACGCCGCACAGTTTTATTTTGACACGGTATTTGGCTTCGATAACAGCATGGATGCATGGGTCATCGAGCGTCAACTTTGCGCACCACGCATCCATGCTCAGTGCGGCGGCACGCCTGATGCGTTCGCGTTGTATGACTTGCAGTGGGGGAATATCATTCGGTTGGTCGATTTTAAGGGGGGCTATCGTTTCGTTGACGTTTTTCCTAACTGGCAGTTGATGGGCTATCTAGCTGCGATTTTGGATTATGCACCGGGGTTTGACGAAGATGATACGGTTGTTGAATTCGTCATCGTACAACCGCGCTGCTACCATCGTGACGGTCCGGTTCGTACGTTTCGTACAACTGTTGGCGAATGCCGCGACCATATCAATGCGTTGCATCACGCTGCTGCTATCGCGATGGGTGACTATGCGCGGGCTGTGTCAGGCCCGCAATGTGACGATTGCGCCGGTCGGGCATCGTGCAGTGTTGCGCACGCTGCCACAGGACGAGCGCTTGAAGTGGCTGGCGAACCTGACGTTTATGATTTGCCGGTAAATGCCCTTGATTATGAAATGCAACGTATTGAGCAGGCGCAAGCCATCTTGCAGGCACGGTTGACCGGGTTGCAGGCGCAGGCTTCATATCTCATCCGCAAGGGTGCGGTGCTACCTCACTATGCGTTGGAATCGGGTCAGGGTCGGTTGATGTGGCTCGATGAAAACGCAGAGCAGGCAGCACTTACGATGGGCGACCTGATGGGCGCAGACTTGCGCAAACCTGCACGGGCTATTACGCCGTTGCAGGCGCTTCACAAGATGCCAAAAGAGTTGATTGAGCAATACGCGCAACGTCGGCGCGGTGAAGTAAAGTTGGTTCGCTTTGACAGCAATGCAGCGGTTAAAGCTTTTTCTCATTTGAAGAAGGATTAAACAATGGCAAAGGTTCAGTTCACAAGCCCCGTTGGTCGCATCGTATTCGGTTCGGTATGGGATGGGTCGACCACCGATTCCAAGGGGCAACCGCGCGTCATAAAAAGCGGTCCTAATAAGGGCCAACCCGCTACGCAATGGTCATTTGGCGTGGCGTTCCCGAAAGTGCTGGCGAATGGTGCGCTGAACGCGGAGTTCAACACCTTCCGTGCGATGATTCTCGATGCGGGTCGCGCCGGTTATCCGCAGTTTTTCAACGGCCCAATCGACCCGTTGACGGGTAAGCCCGGTATTACTCAGGGCGTCGTATTCGCCACCAAGATCAAGGACGGCGACGGCTTCGACACCAAGGGGCAAGACAACAAGTTGAAAGAAGGTTGGGCCGGGCATTGGGTTGTTGTGTTTTCGAGCCAATACGCGCCGCGCAACTTCGATCTGCAAATCGGGCTTGACCCGACGCAACAATTGCAGGACAAGACGCGCGTGCTACCGGGCGATTATGTTGCGGTCTGCGGAACTGTTGACGCCAATGTCGGCGCGGAAACGCCCGGTGTGTACGTCAACGCCAACATGGTGTGTCTGGTCGGCGGCGGACCGCGCATTGTGAGCGGTCCAAAAGCGTCGGAAGCATTCAAAGGTGTCACGGCTGGTGCTTTGCCACCCGGTTGCGTGCCCGGTGCAAATCCGGCAAGCGTAGGGGCGGTTCCGTTGCCGCCTGCACCCGTACCGCCGACGCCACCTGCCGCGCCAGTTGCCCATGATCCTATTGCGACGGCAACCGCTGATGGATGGATAGTGCACCCGCAAGCACCGGGCTATCGGTACAAAGGTCAGGACGTCAAGACTGACGCAGAGGTTGCGGCGCTTTATCCGGCCCCTGCACCCGTACCGCCGACGCCACCTGTCGCACCCGTACCGCCGACGCCACCTGTCGCACCCGTACCGCCGACGCCACCTGTCGCGGGTCCACAACTGACACCGGCAGCGTTGGCAGCAGGCTTTACGTCATATCAGCAAGCTATCGGTAACGGTTGGGATGATACGATGTTGCGGCAAAATGGTTATCTGGTCTAACCTGTAAATCGTCACAACGGAACGCCCGCGACGTGCGGGCGTTTTTCATGGATTGCCACAATGACTAAACGCCCCATCGCTTTTTTCGATCTGGAAACGTACCGTAACTACTTCCTCTGCAAGTTTCTGTTACCGACCGATGAATACGTCGAGTTCGCTATGTTTCCGGGCCAGCCGTTAAACCGCGTGGGCGTACTGCTAATGCTCGCTCGACACACGATTGTTGGTTTTAACAGCGGTAATTACGATTGCCCTATTCTGGCGCTCGCATTGACCGGCGCAGACAATCAGGCACTCAAAGATGCTAACGATATGATAATCACGCGTGGCACGAAACCATGGGAGTTTTACCGCGTGTACAACATATCGATGCCCACATGTACGGATCACATCGACATCATGGAAGTGTTGCCCGGTGTGCGCATCAGTCTTAAAGCCTATGCTGGCATCGCGCATTGCCCGACGATTCAGGATTTGCCGATTGACCCGTCACAAGATATCAGCCCCATCGAGCGCATTCGTCTGTCGACCTATTGCGGCAATGATTTGCGAGTTACGCGAAGGTTGTACGAAATCGCATGCGATAAAGAATGGATACCGCTGCGCGAACATATCAGCGATGAAATCGGCATTGACGTACGCAGCAAGTCAGATGCACAGATATCCGAAGCAATCACACGTGCCAAGCTTGGATTCCGGCCGGAACCTATCCAACGACCTAGCGGTTATCAGTTCACATATCGCGTGCCGTCAAACATCAGCTTTCAGACCGAACAGTTGCAGGAAGCGCTACGCATTGTCGCGACGTCGCCTTTTACGGTGATGCACAAGGAAGAAGAAACCGACGAACTGGATAGCGACGGCAACAAGATCAAATCCGGTATCAAGATGCATAAGGACATCGCGGCTATCCGCATCAAGATTGGCACCAGCGTTTATAAATTCGGCGCAGGCGGTCTGCATTCTCAGGAGTCCGGCGTATGGTACGAAACAACCGCGACGCATCAGATATGCGATAGCGATGTCGGTTCGTTTTATCCAAAGGTCATCATCAATCAGGAGCTTTACCCGGAACAGTGCGGACCAGGACAGTTGATTATTTACAAGACAGTGTTTGTCGAGCGTATCGCCGCGAAGCGTGCTGGTCGCAAGAAAGAAGGTAACAGCAAAAAGATTGTGTTGAACGGATGGTTCGGCAAGCTTGGTAGCAAGTACAGTATGGCTTATGCGCCCGAATTATTGATGCAAGTAACGATCAGCGGACAGTTGATGTTGCTGATGCTTATCGAAGCGCTCGAACTGAGCGGCATCAGTGTCGTTTCGGCCAACACAGACGGTATCGTGACACGGTGCCCGATACCGCTCATACCGCGCCGCAATGTCATCATGAAAGAGTGGGAACGCATTGTTGATATGGAACTGGAACACCAGGTGTACAAAGGCATTTACTTTCGCGACGTCAACAACTATTTTGCTATCACCGATAAAGACGAAGTCAAGCGCAAAGGTATTTTCGTACATGCGGAAGTCGGTAGCGGTCCCTCATCATCGAAAGCGCCACATCGGGAAATCTGCATGGATGCGGTCATTGCCTACGTCCAACACGGGACGCCGCTCGATGAAACGATCTACAGGTGCCGCGATATCCGCAAGTTCGTGTCATCGCGCACGGTTAAAGGGGGTGCCGTCAGACGGCTCTATGAAGGTACCGAGCATGAACCATTTGACCAGCAACAACCGGGTTCATATGAAGTGCTTGGCAAGGTTGTCCGATGGGCATACCGGCGTGACTATACCGGCGCTATCCATTACAAAACGAATGGCAATCAGGTTGCAGACAGCACCGGAGCATGGCCTTTGATGACGCTGCCGGATGCTGTACCTGACTGGATTGATTACGAATACTATGTGGCACACGCCCGCAAACTGTTGGACTCATTGAAGGTGACACGATGACCCGCTTTGTTATTATCTATTACGATATTCACGGTACCATTTCGTGGCGGCATCTTGACGCTATAAACGGCAATCCTGTTGATGCGGCAGCGCATGTGTTCGATGACATAGATATTGCACCAAGCGATACCAATTACATGTGCCCCGTTGTCGCTTATCCCATCTATGCGAACTAATTGAAACTGCCCGCATCGAGCGGGCAGTTTGTCATGTGGTGGCGCTTACCTGCAAGGTCTGAGACTGCCAGAACGTCTGCAATCGTTGATAAAGCAGATTCAGCGCTGCCAGCGGATTGTTACCGATTGCCACTGCGGCACCGCCCGGTATCGTGTACGCGGCTGGATAGAACACCACGTACTTTTGCGACGTCGCCATGAACTGTGCGCATAGCGGATGTGCCTGAATTGCTGCGGTCGCATCCGCCACGGTGGCGAAATTACTTGCTGATGTATCCGTCATTCTGTAGCTCCACCACGTATGCCTGTAAAGCGCGCAACCGCGACGCTGTATCGTCTGCGCCGTCGACTACTGTGAAAGCGCTTGCAGCAACTGCTGGTGATAGGTCTGCGCTGGCGGCGGAATCATCAGTTGCGCTGGCGGCGGGGGTGCCTTTGCTGGCGGTGCTGGCAGGATGACAGGCGGTGACGTGGACGCGCACGCGGTTAGTACCGTCAAGCAACTTAGCGCGCCAATCAAGATTGTCTTTCGCATGATTTGCTACCTCTGTGTCGTATTGCTGTTCAAGGGATGCAACGCGACCTTCTGCTGCCTGACCCTTGGCAAGCGCGTCGGCTAGTTGCTTTGCAGATGCCGCGTTGATTTTTGCGATTTCGTCGGCGTTCAACTGCTTCTGATGCGCGAGCGCCGCGCCATCAATCTTGTGTGTGATGGCAAACGATACACCGCCGCCGATCAACGCACCAACGATGGCGGCAACGCTACATAGTTCTAGTTCATTTGGCATAGTGCGGTTTCCTGTTGACGTCTGATAACCTGCCCGTAACAGTCATTAGACCTGATACGGCAGTCACGGCCCCCGTCGTAAATCCAGCGATTGATTTGTGCGCATGCTGCCTTACGGTCGCCTGCGTTTAGTTCTTTGAGGAAAGTGCTGGTCGAACACTTCCCCGGCCCGATGTTATACGCACAAAACGAAATGACCGCAGCACGTTCGGGTTCGGTGAGCGGAACCGTTACTATACGCTTTACTTCGTCGGCCGCTTCGTTCACCGCTGCCGCATCCATAGCTTTGCACTGTTGCGGTGTGAAACTGCTGGTTGCCTTGACACCGCGTGTGATACCCATACATGCGGTCCACACGCCATTATCATCCTGATACGCAACCAGCCTGTCAGCGCCTTCTTTCTCTGACAGGAATTGCGTAGCGATAGCAACGGCCGATGCCCCAGCCGCGACAAGTGCCAGTACCTTACGGCTTAACGGACTGATCATGTTGCTCCTCGTCGTCCTTTTCGTTGCGCCGTGAAATGCTGCGCCAGTGACGCCAATCGTGATGAATCAGACCTGACCGCAAGGCAATGAAATAGTCCGTAAGCCACGGTAGCGATTTGATGATCTGCAACGCCGAATAGCTCGCTGCAAGAATGCCCGCCGCCGCCCCGATAGCGCCAGAATTTGGAACCATACTTACTAACGTCCCCGATGTTACGGCAGTGACCTTTGCGGCGCTTGCTGCCAAAGTTTCATTTTGCATGATGGGTTATCCTTAGATGTCGTATCCTGCAATTGCAAGCACTAGTTGTGGTGATGCGCCACCAACTACTATCCATGTTCCAAAACACGTGCGCGGTGTGAGAATGTCAACATAGCCGGGCACTGCATATAGTTCAAGACTAGCAGCAGCAGTGCTAATACTAGCGTTAAGCGTAGCTGTACCGCCCACGACAGGGGAACTAGATGCCAACACAGCTTCATAGCTTGTTGCGCCGCTTGTGGTCGTTTGCGTGCTACCAATTTGTGCTTTCTTTGCACCGTATGGCACGTTTAACGTAATTGATGCATTGGTAAGTGCTGCGGTAAATGTGTTTGACGCAAGGGACGTTGTTGTAACATGCCGATCATGTTGAAATGCTTGCACGAATTGTGCGCTAGGGTTTGTGATCCATTCCCCAATTAGTGCCGTTGCTGTATATCCGGCTGGCAGATGGCTACCGCTATAGACCGTTGTCGGTGTGCCAGTTTCAAGTTGCGCAAAGATGCCCGCGGCTTGTGTGGTCGGGTTCCACGCTGCATAAATCGCATAGTAGCTCGATGCTGCGAGTGCGCCGGTATCCAAACCACCGATACCAGTTGTTGCGCCATTCATTGTCTGATTGAAACTGGCGAGCGCGTATTGCAGACCGCCCAATGCAGAACCGACAATAAGCGCGTCGGCTGTATAGACAAGTGATGTTCCTGCCGCACCAGATAGATTCGTACATACCAGATTGCGCGTCGACCCAATGACCCCTGTCAGTTGTCCAAATTCAACGGCATGTGTTGCCGATGTCGCCAGGCCGACGTTGAATACCTGAGTTGACGATCCGGCCAACAGGGCGCGTAACGCTGTCTGCTGTGCGACAAGCAGAGGCGTCATGATAGATGCGTTGTTAGTGCCCGCACTAGCCTGTGCAGACGTCGCAATCGGATCGCACACGACTTGCCAGCCGGTCGTTGTACCCAACACGTCCGATGCCGATGGCGTGTTGGCATTGGCGGCAATAATACTGACGAACTTTTGAAACGGCGCATTACCGCTTGCCGACCAAAGAACCTCTGCACCAAGACCATATGAAATTGCCACACCGCCATTCTGTGACGCAAGAATGAATTCAGGTACGGTTTCAGTCTGCAACGCCTGCAACGCCGTTGTAATCTGCAACAGTAGCCAGTTCATTGTTGACCGGTCAATCGGCAACGCGGCCGGGTCTGTGGCAAGGTCACGCTGATAGTTAAAATTCCACCCCTCTGTCATCGAGATAGTTCCGCCTACCTGCAGCGGGTCGGGAATGCTCGTAACGTCACCAGCGAATCCAAAAGGTACATCGAAATAATGTTGATTCATGTTTAATTTTCCGCCCAAAAGGTGCCGTTGTTAAAGTTCTGATTGAACGAACCGAACCCGAACGCGGGTCTAGTTGAAACGATATATTTCACGCCAACCGCTGCTGGGCGGGGCAGAACGTCAAAGTTTTCAAGAACAAATTGTAAAGCACTGTTCGGTGTGAACCCGAATACGTATGTGACGAACTCCATATTGTTGCCGTCAAGCACATACACGCTACCGTATTGACCAAGAATCGCCTTGATGCGGGCATTGATTTCCGGCACGGTGCAACGGCTGATAAGCTTGTAATACTGCAACTGCAACAGGATTCGTTTTTGATCGATGGTTAGACCGACCCCGGCTTGCGACGTGCCAAAGTTACCCTGATTGAAATTCATGCGACCATTACTAACCACGTTGTTCGCTTTGAGTTGCGGATTGAATATCGCAACTTCACATGCACTGGTCGTTGACGACAGGATATTAAACGCAGTATGCGCGGTCGACGTCGTACCGGTGAGGGTTACCGTAGTCCATGCTGATGTACTCAATGTGGGCCAGTTGCCTAACGTCGTACCGCCAACATCGCTTGCCAACGTGCCCTGCGTACCACTGATGAGTTTGGCCTTAAACGATAGCGCCACAGACCCGGCCGGGATTCCAGCAGCGATAGGAGTCATTGCGACGTGCTTGGCGGCGCTGCCAGTCATCGTGACCGCTACAGCCTGCGTAGCCCCGTTGGGGTCGGCCTGCCCTGTTGTAATCGTCGCGGCACCCGTTGCTACCCATGATGCCTTGGCATCAACCCGGTCAGTCAACAGTTCGGGGAAATCAAAGCCGAACTGCGGTCCTGTATTGGGTGCAACGATCAGCGATAACGGAATGCCAAGAATCTGCGCCCACACAGACAATCCGAACTCATTGGCCGTTTCCAGATTGAAAACGTTAGTACACCAGTCAGTCCAGAACTGTTCATGATTCGCGGCATACCAGTCCTGCTTTTGCTGCAATATCGATTGCAGATTGGCGGACTGGTTGTTACGCCATAGCAGCGCAGACAGGATATCGACGCTGAAATCGAAATCTTCAATACTGGTGCTCATGACGTCACGACCGTGATAGAGAACGCGGTGTTGTTGGTCTGTGCACGTGAACCTTGCGCGATGGCGATATCAACCGGTGTGAGCGAACCCGGCGACGTGCCGATATTGCAGATACGCACACGGCAACCGGGGCACTCTTGTACGACTGCTGCGGCTATTTCAAACGGACTGACATCCTGCCCGATGCCAACCGCAGAGAAACCATCAACGTTGCCAACGAAGTAATCCGCAACGGCCTGTGCTGCGTCGGCTTGCAGGTTCCCCGTGTAAGTACCTTGCACGATTGTCATCGCGCCGTAGATAAATACATACGTTGGGATATCGAACAAAACGTCGTATGTCTGACCGCTTGCGGGTTCAACGATATCGACAGACTGCGCGCCATTCCAGCCCGCACCGTCCGTCTTGTTCTGCAACAACGTCGCACCGATCTGTTGCGCGGTTGCAGTACCGTCGACGCAGGCCCAAATGCTGTGCGGTTGCAACGTGATGCCGTTGATGACTTCGACGGCGCTTGTAACGTTTTCCAGATACGCTACCGACGTAACAAGCAGATTGTTGTTTGCATCACGGATGTTATACAAACCAGAAATCTGAGCTTGCGGCGTGCTGATACCCTGCAATGCAAGCGTGTTGTTACGCAGCGCACGCAGCGATGCATCAGTTTGCTTGTTAGTACCGACGGTTGTGACGCTAGGTGCCTGACCGCTTGGATAGGTCGCACCAGTCTGGTCATTGCTGATGGTTTCCCATCCAAGGATAGAGTCGACCGGCCAGTCAAGCGTGAGGCTTGCAACGGCCGTTGGGCCTGCCACTTGTGCAGCGAACTGACCAAACGCAATACCGCCGCCCGAACCGTTGCTTGCCAGTGTTACGCCGGTAGTCAGAACAAACACCGGACCATTCTGCCCGACCGATGCACGCGTACCAGCCGGAATGTTGGTATTGATGACACCCGTAAGCATCACATTCGTAACTTGCGTTGGTGCTGCCGGTGCGCGAGTCAATCCCATCAGCGCGCAAAGCGCATCAAGGAACAGACCGCCCGCAAGCTTCGGGTTGATCTGGTTCGCGACTTTCGCATTGGTGTTGACAACCGCAGTGCGCGCGCTCGTTTCTGCTGTCACCTGTGCACCAACGTATGTACTCGGATCGGTGCTGATGTTCACACCGAACGCCAGTTCCCATTCGCTCTGAACGTCGGTCAACACGTCGGACGTATCCGGCGAGATAACGCCCGTTTCAGTGATGTAATCGTAGACGTCGCTCATTGCGTCGCAATCCCCGTGATAGTTACTGATTCGTCATAGACCGTTGTGATGACTGCGGTATAGCTCAATACACCATCCACAGACGACATGGTGAACGACTCGATGCCGGTCACATCCGTTGTGGCAAGAATGATGGTGCGCGCCGCTGCTTCAAACTGTGAAGGATTCAACTGGTTAAATGCCGTCTGAAACATCGGCATTCCTTCGTTGTTCGCGTACTTCATTTCGTTTCGTTGCGCTTCGACCCGCGACTTGCTCAACTGTGCGACCGCTGCGGCACCAGTGACAATCGCCATATCTCCGGTTTCAGGGTCTATAAATGGGTCACGGTTTTCGTTCTCTGCAAATAACATCAGCATGTTCATGCTCCCACGACTCCGCCTGTATCGCCCGAACCTGTTTGCACACCGCTGTGTACGTGCGTCGGGAATGGCACGGTAGCGATTGTTGTCGCCACCGGCAAATTCACATTGCCGGTGAACATCGAGCCAAACCCGGTAGCGTCTACATCCAACGTTCCGGTGTTGATGCTGATTGACGAAGATGCGTTGATTTCAACCGTTATGCCGTTGATCTGGATATCAGCACCAATCAAGTTAATTTTACCTTCTGACATGACAATGCGCGTTGAACCGTCAAGCGTGCTGATTACGAGTGCCCCGTCATCAAGCGTAAATGTCCATTTGTCATACACGTCGGGAATGAACCGGCCATTCTCAAACGAATGAATCCGACCATCGTTAGGTGATGACATTTGTGCGCCTTGCAGGAATAGCGAAATGTCGCGGTCGCTCGCTTCAATCCATCCAAGATCGCCGGGACCAAGCGGAAAGTTGATGAACAGACCACCACCACCAATAGCAAGTACCGGCACGGCGGCGATAGGCGCGCGTCCAACGCGTTGCGCACTGGTGCTAATCATGCTGATGAGTGGTTGAACCATCGCGCGGTTTGTGGCGCGGTTATAACTGATGATGCGGGCAGGCAACTGGCCGTCCGTTTTCATCATCAGCTTGCGGAAAATGTACGATAGCGCGCCGCCAAGGTCACCATCAATGGATGGCGGTTTATCGGGTATAAGTGGTGTGCTCATGACGGCAGGCTGTTAGTCCAGAACATTTGTGGATACTTCGTTGCTTCGATGATGTCGTAAAACGCAACGTCACGTGTAGCGATTTCGAAGCCCGTTCGATAGATAGTGTAATTGCCGTTCAGTGACGGATTTTGTACACTCTGCAATGTCAGAATGCCACCTAACTTGACGCCCGGCGACAACAGACATTTGACACGAATGCCGTATTCCGTCAATTCAACCTGACCAATCATGCCACTATCAGGCGACAAAACGAATGCGGTGTTCGTCAACGCAATACCCTTATCCTTGCACACCAGCGTGTTGTCATCGACATACGCATCTACTGCACCAAGTGATTGAAGCTTCGTTACCTGACCTGCTGTGCTGCCGTTGTATGCATAGTTTGCGATGTTGCGGTCGGTCGCTTCGAATTGCAGATTGAGCCCCATCTGATTCGCGATGTTCTGCGATATCTGCGATAGCGGCGCGGTGATGCCATACGATTGCGCGACAAGATCGTTCTTGTAAAACTGCATGGTGCGCGACCGGATATTCATGATGATGTCAGGCGGTTGTGACGGTACCGCAGTAACGATGTCACCCTGATAACGCAAGAACATACCTGTACTGACGCGACCTGCCCATACCTGCACAGACTTGCGCGCCTGGTTATAGTCGAACGGCGTCAGGTTAGTTGCCAGTGAATTGCGTAACTGCCGTGACAGGTTGGCGATTTGAATCGAGCATTCGTTCTGCGTCACGTCAACGAACTTGCTACCGGTCGCGACGATCAGCGGCGGCTCTTTGGGGTCACCCATTGACGTATCAATCGTGGCGCTTTCAGTGCCCCATGTGAACACAAGCTTTACGATACGGTCATCAAACATCATGCCGCCTGATTGGATGCAAGTGTAATTGTTTGCGCGTTCGCGGCAATAGTCGCGCGGCCCGTTGCCATTTCCGCGTTGCTCGCATATAGCAGCACATCGCCCGCACCAAAATTCTCATAGTTCGGGTTACCGCCGCTGGCTGTTGTCCAGAAAAAGTTTCCGCCGTCACCTTCGAGGTATTCGTAAGGGATGACCATCTGACCAACGAGACACGGGCACGATGATGCAACCACGGCACCATTTACGGTGATATCCATGAACATCATGTCATCACCATCGAACCAGACGCGGATATCGTATTGTTGGCCGTCTGCGGTAAAGGTCGGTTCCTGATTCGGAATCGCCTGCAAATTAATCGGCATCAATTGAAGATACCCCCTAAAAAACTACCGATCTGATACAGCGCCGATTGTTGCGGTTGCTGCGCGCCGGTCTGTACAGTTGACTGGTCCTGTGGCTGTTGCACATTACTGGCCGTAAGCGCCTGATACTGAACCGTGACCATCTGGATTTGTCGCAATTTGATGGCAAGCGGGATGGCGTCAAACATGTCGGCGCTTTCTTCGTGCGGCATCGCCTGAATCAACATGTCTGGAAACACATCGGCTTTAGTCTGAATCGATACTTGTGTACCGCTCAGAAAATAGCCTTTAATAGCCTGATACACGGCCTGATATTCGCCATCGCTGGCAAGCACCATAGATAGCTCGATGTCGACCGGCTGGATAATCATGAAGTCCTGTACAACCGACCCGGTTTCAATCGGATGCTCCATGATCTTTGCGGAACGGTTGATGTTCGCTTTCATCGGCCGCGCAGTCTGGAACAATTGCTCAAACGTGTCGTTGTCATAAATACCAACGACGTCCACGCCAAACAGCGACAACACGCTCTGAGCAATGTTGTTAATTGCACCTAATGTACCCTGTGCGTTACCAACGATGTTCGTGAAACCCATGGTTACCCCGCGATGCCGTCAGTATGCTGGTCGACGGCGTTATTGATGTGTTGCTTCAATGCATCTTGCACGGCTTTTGCTGTAGCTTGCGGGTTGTCAGCAGCGTGCACGTTGATGTCACCCACGGTCACCTGTGTTGTCCTTGCACCGCCAACGTTAGTTGTTGCACCGCCTGCGCCGGGTTGCGCGAGCGGACTGCTATCGGCCGCGTTGATCTGCGCCTGCCCGGCATAAATCTGTGCTGCATATGCTTCGCGCCGGGCGTTGTTGGCTTCTGCCGAACCGGGACGTTCGTAATACTTGGAATGAATGTCGGCCGCTTCCTCTGCGGTCGTTGCAGCGCGCAGACGTTTGCCGGCCGATTGCTCTTTACCTTGCGTTACTTCGTAATTGAAGAAACGTAACTGTTCGTCAAGGCTTGACCCTTCGAGCGGATGACCTGACCATTTTTCGAAGTCGGCGCGGCGCGAACCCAACCATTGGCCCAAACCATACGCGCCCGACGATGAGTTAAGCGCATCCGCCTTACCGCCCGATTCCTGCATGAATGAACCAGCAATGCCCGCCGCCTGCTCACGCGTCCATCCCATACCTTGCAGCGACGTCGCAATCTGCCGCCCCGTACCGGTGTTACCAAGACGTGCGGTCGCGGCTGGTGTTGACGGCGCACTGCTACCGCCCTGGATGTTGTCATACTTGCCGCCCGTTTCGCCAGCCAGCCAGTTGCCAAGTTTGTCGAGCCACGCTGGCATTGCCACGCTGGCAAGTTTGCCTAACCATTGCCAGAATTTCTCAACCAGTCCAACACCTTTTTCGAACAGGTCAACGATAGGTTGCAATGCACCTTTGTACTTGTTCCACGCGGCGGCGCCTTCCGTGAGCAGCACATTTGCTGCCCACTTGATTGCGTCAGTGATGAGCTTCCATGACATCTGCACGATTTCAGCAACGCTGCGCGCGATGCGACCGATGATGGGCCAGCGCGAGACAATTTCGCCAATCAGCGACTCCTGACCGTTGCGAAACTTTTCGATGTCATCAACCACAAGCCCAATTGCCAGTCCAAGCGCGATAAAAGGCGCAGCAGCAAGCAATACAGGCGCTATAAGCGCCCACAAGGCACCAGCGGCAACAAGCAGCGGCGGAACAAGCACGGTAGCAACCACGGCCCCGATAGCGGCGAATGTTGCGATTGCGACGGCCTTGTGTTCAGACATCCACGTAATCATTTTGTCCAGACCCTGCACGACCCACGTGAACGCCGGTAATAGCTCCTGCGCGATACTACGTTTTACCCCTTCAAACGACAGGCTAAGTTCCTTCTGAGCAATCGTATACTTGAGCGACGCGTCGGCCTGTTCCTGCGTTACCGCATGTAGCTCACGTTCCTTGGCAATCAGTTCGTCAAACGCGCGACGTCCCTGTGCCAGTAGCATGATGGTTCCTTGGTCAAGACCCAACTTCTGACCAAGGAAAATCTGTTGCGTACGATTCAACTTCGAGAAGTTATCCGCGATAGCAGACAATGCAAGCGTCGGGTCTTTGATCGATTCTCGCATCACCTGTGCCGACGCGCCCAATTGCTGAAATGCCATGGTCATCGGACTTACACCGACGGTACCAAACCGTGCGACTTCTACGAAACCATCGCGCAACTTGCCAAGCGTTGCTGCTGCCTGGTCAGCGGTGCCACCCATTGAAATTGTTGCCGCCTGATAAGCCGACATCGATTCAACGGACATGTTCATTGCGCGGGCCTGCAACGCGGTTGCGGCGGTCGCCGCCGCTGTGTCGTTGACCAGCGCCTTGATTGCGCCAAGTGCGAGCACTCCCGCCAACGCACCGGCCGCATTCTTTGCCATATTCACAAAGTTCGATGCCAGTTTATCGACAGACAGGTCCACGTCATCCACTGATTTTTTGAGCTTCTTCAGCGATACGTCGCCTTCGTCGGTGCCTTTTTTCACCTTCGAGACATCTGCCTCAAACATAAAAAAGTAGGTATCAAGAATATTCACGGTTTGGTTGCTCCGTTATCTTTGTTGCTGTGCTTTGCGCTCTGCTTCTTGTGCGGAAAGATATTCGTTAGCCCTGCGTACCATGATGACTTCTAGCATGTTCATCGCATCTTCGAGCGTGTACACGGTACGCAGTTCTATCAGGGTTGCGCCGCCCCGTCCTGCTTCGCTTGTAACGCAGGCGATAAGTCCGTCAACGTTTTCTGAATCAATGCGACGGCCTGCGTCATCACGCGGTCTAGGATACCGGATAGCTTTCCGTTGCCGAAAAAAGCGAAGTTGTAATTCATCATCGCCCATTCCAACCGTAACAAATCCTCTGCATTCTTGACGTGGTTGTCGACCAGCGCTTGCGTCGACAACGTTAGCGGCGTTTCGCGACCGTCAATCGCAACCGCAACATGCGACATGATCTTGAGCATCAGCGCTTCGTTGGTGCTGTAGTCGCCTACTTTCGGCAATGCACTGGTCGGGTATTGCATGATGATTTCACGCCCGACCGTTGCGGGAAACTTCGACAGCATGAATGACGCGCCACCGTGCGACGTCGGACCGTCTTCGAATAGTTTTGGTTGAATCATGATGGGATTCCTGTTAATGAAAAGGGCCGCACGAAGCGGCCCATCTATTATCGCATCCGGCCGGATAGTTACCCGGTCAGACCCGCACGCGCAATCGTGATGTTCTGAAATGCGAACTTGTATTGCTTCGATTTCATACGACCAGCCGACGAAATGCTGTTGCTGATGCTACCGGAAAGCAGTTTGCCGGTACTGAGCGTAACGATTGCCCCGGACGGATACTGACCGACCAGCGTGATACGGTCGAGCGCCGATTGCTTGTTCTTGCCGACACGGTTCGCGGCGAGCAACACTGCAAGGTTGTTGTCGTCATCAGATTCAGGGATGACACTCAGTGTGCACGGCAACGGGATGGCCTTTGACCACGAAATCATGTCGCCATTCAGGCCCATCGCTACTTCTGCGATGTTGATATCGGGGAAATCGAACGGGTCCGCGTCATCCGCGAACTGTTCAATAGGCAGCGCAAGTGGGTATGTGGTCGTTGCCCGCAACGTGATGACTAGACCAAACCCGCCAATTTCACCATTCATGATTGTTGCTCCAAAGTTTGTAACTGTGACAAAATGCGCGGTACGCCGCGCATGCCCGCTTAGATCAGTTGGTGAGAACCGGTGATGGTGTTGATAACGTTGTCTTTCACATAGATAATTGTGTAGTTCAACGTGTATTCAGTCACCCCATTGTTGACGGCCGACGTAATGTTGCTACCTTTCCAGTATCCGTTCGTCTGGACCTGTTGCCATGCCGTCGAATCGTTCGTTTGCTGCGTAATGTAGATTTGCTGCGTCAACGACAGCAGACCGTTTGCCTGAATGGTGCCGTTGGCAAGTGCCAGTTGAATGCCGGTTGCAGGCGTCAGGCTGGTTGCTTCATTGCCTTCCAGCACGCTTTCGCACATGATCTGCCCGCGCTTGTTGGCCGGAATCTGCCCGACACCAAGTTGCAGGTTCATGAGATTCGCGCCGCACATGTCCTTGAACCACTGCTCGTTCGCGAACACCGTCGACGTGACCGGCGCAGTTGCACCGCCACACAGATTGCCGCGCTGATAAAACGCGATGTTCGTGCCAGCCGTCTGCGTTACACCATAGTAATTCACGCGGGCCGCGTCGAGCGCATCAGATTGCACGGTACCGGGGTTGTCGTTGATAGACGCGCCGAAATCGCTGTTCTGACGGTACATAAAGTTGATGGTACCGTTGACGGCATTAAAGTTGATCGCAGCATGAATCGAAGCGGGCAACATTTCAATGTACTGGCGAACACCCGCGCCATTGGCATTGATATCCTCGTACTCCAGACCGAGGCCCGCAATACCGATCAGTGCAGCAGACCATGCGACCCATGTGGTCGGACTGACGAACACGCGGAAAATGAACATTACGTTCAGTGCCGCATTGGCCTCGCCAACTGCAGTTGCATCGGATAGCGTCAGGTCCGACACGTCCGTATACATGATTTCACCGCAGTTGTTGTTCAGTGCGGTGACGCGCGAGAAACCAGCGACTCGGGTTTCAAGAAGCGATGCCCCGTTGACCAGCGCACCTTGCGACGCATACCAGCCCAACGCAGCGGCGACGTCATTCGCGCTTGTTGCACCTTCCGGTGTGACCACCTGAAACGTTTCTGTTGCCGTGACGGTCGGGTTTGCGGTGAAATCAAACGCCTGTGACGTCGCGTTGAATGCGACCACGCATGCGGTAAGTTCAGCATTGGGCGATTGCGCCGTTGCTGCAATAAGCGCCGTTTGCAACGTCGTGGCAATCGCAGCAAGCGTTCCATCTGCCGCGAAATCCAGACCGGTCAGGTTCACAGTAGTCGCGCCGAACTTGAGCGACAACACACCGGCCGTAATCGCGTTCAGTGCCGCCAGCGTCGCAATACTTGCCTCGCCGTAGATCGTCGCGGGCTGATTGACTTCGACCCAACGGGCGTACTGGATTGCGACCGGCGCGTTACCAAGCACCGATTCATAATCGAAGTACACAACGGCGCGTTGATATTCTTCAGAAGTCGTTCCAAAGAAGTCGCCAACGTCGGCCGCGCTGGTGAATTGCGGAATTGCGCTAGGCCCAACTAGCGCGCTTGTTGTGAAGATGCGGGCACACCATTGCCGTTGGGGCACTTGTGCCGCAGCACCGACCACCGAATTGATGTCGATGAATTTCGTAAATCTGATTGCCATTTGGCATTCTCCTGTTTAGATGCGGTCAAACGTGCCGTCAAAGTCAGTAATCGCGCCAGTCTGTGTTGTGAACACGTCTTTGTGCGTGAATATGATATCAAACGGTGCCCATAGAACGTTCTGGCCGGTGTCATCCTTGAACCAGATAGCGCCTAAATCGATTACTCGAAACACGTTGAAACCTGCGGCGACGAATGCCGCAAGGTTTGTTTCGTCGGTCATTATGCTGTTGGCAATGCCAGCAAGGTCGGTTGATGTCAATGCGGTCGGTGTCGCAGGACTAGCGTTTGGTGCGCACCCTGCGATCTGAAACCGTGTATGCATCACCTGTGTTTTGGTCGTTGTAAAGCCAGAGTTCGGCGCGTTGGACACATCCTTGTATGCGGGCCACCCCCAAGGCTTGCGCGGTCCCAACGAATGAAAGATAGCGGGTGTCGACGGCGCAACGAATTGCCGGGGCTGATTGTTCTGGATAACACCGGCAGTGACGCTGCGCGCCGCAAGCCCCGCGACCAGCGTATTTTGCAACTGCAACTGAATAGCCGAATCAAGCATTTGTTGTGTTTCCCGTTGCTGGCCCGATGTCCTGACCAAGTACGTATGTCCAACTATCAGAACTCAACCACGGTGTATCGCCAACGAGTTGATAACGACGCGATACACCAGCTATCAACGTGCCGTCCTTGTTGACCGGGTATTCAATGACGTCGCCCGACTTGTCAGGACCGCGACTGACTGACTGCGCATTAACGTTGGGCACAAACCATGTGACGTACTTTGCCTCACGATCGAGTCCATAGGCGTCGTACCGGTTTCGCGGCACCGGTTGGACGCTACCTAGCGTAACGGTCTGCGTCGCGTTGTACGTGACCTCATTCAGGCCGGTCGGACCAGATTTCTGTGAGGCGAACTGAAACCAGTTTACTGTTTGCGACCCTTGCACGGACAACGCAAGTTTGAGTAGATTGGAGCCAGGGATAATCATGTCTGGTCGACCTTTTCAGGTTCATTCATGTTGACGCTAAATGACACGGTTGCACGCATGTAGCCCGAATCATTCAACGGTGCATCTGCAATGCCCTGGGCTTCTTCGCGCGCCTTGTCGGGGTCACTCTTGATAAGCGCTGCAATCTCCCCAATCGTCTTGCCGGTAACTTTCTTGCCATCGCGACGGTACGCGCGTGCGACCAGCGTAATCAACGACAGACCGCCTGCGCGCGATATTTCCGCAAGCTTGTGTTGAATGTCACCGCCCACTTGCAGACCGATTGCCGATAGTGCGTCTTCAGTCGTCATTTTGCCAGTGACGACGCGCCGGGATAACTGCAACATCAGTTCCGCCCATTCCTGCTCGCGTGCATCTGCCGTCGTTTGAAGAAAGGGCCGTTTGTGCGGCCCCAATTCGTTGATAGCTGCAACGTAGGCAACGGGCGTTGCGTTGTCGTCCGGGTATCGTGACGATTCAAACCAGCCGATACGAACATTCGCACCAGACAAATCTTTAAGCGCCTTGGTGAACGCGCCGGATGCATTCCCCGGTACTCTGTGTATCGTTGCCATTAGCGGAACCGCCCGCCGACCTTGCGAAAGCCGTGACGTTCCGGGTTACCCACGGCAACATAGAAACCACCAGCGAACCGCGCGCGCGCCAGCGCCAGAACCTGCTTGCCGTACGGCGTGGTTGCAAGCCAGTACTGAAACATGTCCTTGACCGGTGGTGCGAGCAATGACACCGTGACCTTATCGATAGTGCTGCCAGTCACGATGACGCTATCTATACCTTCTGCAATCTGCGCCTGAATCTGCGCAATATGTGCGGTCAGCAAGTTCAGAATCAAATCGAGCGCAGCACCGTTAAAACCGCCGCACCAGTTGTCATATCCGTCGTTGGCGTACGTCTGAGCCATTGCGTAATAGGCGGTAAGGACGGTTTCACTAGGGTCACTAGCGAATGCCGGGCATTGTGCCTGAAACAGTGCGTAGTCAAACGTGTGCTGCGTCATTTCCTATACTCCGTTATTAACGGTTCGCCAACTGGTTCGCCACCCAGCCCGTACCCGTCTTTTCGAGTTCGGTCGGCAGCGCTTCAGAACCGTCTTTTTTGGCGGTCTGATAATCGGCCGGTGTGAGCGGGCCGCTAGGATCGCGCGGGTTCATGTCGCCAACCATCTTGTCAACGTCGTATGCCTTGCGTTCAACACGGATAAAACCCTTGGCAATGAAATCTTTCCAATGCGACAGTTCGCGAACCGCTTCGTACTCATCTTCAGTAATCGCGGTGTGTGCACCCTGTGGTGTAATCAGATTCTTGGTCGCGATGCCTGCGCCACCACGAATCAGAACTTCGCGTTCAACGACGGGTAACCGGCCCATCTGAGTTGCGTCGGTCGGATCGGGCATCGAATACCGCGTGAACTTTTGCGGGTTCGCCAACGTGCTGAAAACGTGAACGGTACCCGTCGATTTTTGTGCTACCTGTTTGCCTGACATGATGTGTTTTCCGTTAATTGAAAAGGGGGTGCGCCGTTAGACACACCCCCTTATTCTACAGCCCCGGTTTAGCGACGAATCACAGACCGGTGAAACGCACCACTGCATACGGGCGTTTGCACATCACACCGGCCGTTGCGTTGGCGTAATCTTCGACGTACGACTTAGCGCGCTTTTCCACACCAAGCGCCTGAAACTTCGACGGCACGACCTGAATGAATACCTTGCCGTCATCGCTGGAACCGTCTTCGATGCGTTCGGCGTAGAAGTACATCGCCGTTGCGCCGCCGTTAGCGTCCGTCAGTTCCGGGCACGTCACGATACGCAGATTCGGATAGTTGTCACGAATCCACTGGCGAACCGAAATGCCGCCAACGGACTGCGTAACGGTCAGGAACTGGTTCTTGCCCATCGGAATCGCCATCGTGATCGGCGTTTTCTCAACGTCGATGGTATCCATGCTCTGCACTTCGAGCGTGTACATACCAAGCCGGATGTCGGCCGTGATGTCGTTGAACGTCTTGGTGTTCCACGTCGTTGTACCCGACGTCGCGCCATCAGGCAACGTGACATAGGCAGGCAACGACGGATCGTTCAGGAACCCGTATGTACGGCCTGCGCCGTCATTGAAGCCGTAGAAACCAACGCGGTTGCGTTGAATGTCGAGCGCGCGACCGGCTTGGCCACGCTTTTCGCCGCTCGAAGAAACGCGCATACGTGCGGCGCGCGCTTCTTCCAACAGCCCGACCAGAATGCCCATTTCGAAGCGTACGACGGTACGCCATTCGAAGTTGACGTTCCACGACGAAA